AGCGTCCCGTGACTGCGTCTGCTTGTTGAGTGACCGAAAATTGCAGGTTTTCCACGTATTTCTTGAGGTTTTCCTGGAATAGCTGGTCACTAGCAATCTGCTGTTGATACTTGGGATTACTCTGAACGATCTGCATCACGAATTGCAACCGCATTGCCGCTGTAGGATCGTTTTCACGTAGCTTCGGAGGATTTCCTAGGCTGATCAACCCGACCTCATCGTTGGTCTCGTCAAACATCTTTTGAGCGGCAGGCCCCTTGTCTATAACCAACTCGTCGGCAAGCGTCGGATCAATAGCGCGTAGCACTAGCCCAATCAGCTTGGCTCTGTCTACAACCCCGGCGGAGTCCATCGGCAACACCAAGCCGCTGATTGCCTTCAATTTCTCCGTCATCAAGTCCGTGTGTAGTTCGCGGATGTCGAACTTCAACGTTATGTCGTACTTCTCGGAGTCATAGTTCAACATGCTTTCACGGCCCGTAATCCGTTGAACTTGCTCCGGTTCCATATACTGAATCTGAAGCGCTAGCACCTGCTTGAACGCTTCCGTCCATCCATGCAGCCAGTTGTTTACGATGCGTTGCTGCCGCATCTGCGCCACAACTGGAGGGACTTTTTCAGTGCTCCTCCCAAAGTATCGGTCCACCTCTCCCTTGATCAACTCAAGCAGAGCAAACGCCGTTGAAGGTTCGCGCTCCGGTGGAGACATGAACTTGATCTCACCGCTTCGCAGCACCGGGATCTGCACCGCAGGACCAATCCGCAAATTCCCAGCTCGATTCTTTGGCACTTCAATCGGAGGCACCGTAGTCAACGACGTGTAATCCGTAATCGAGTCGTGTTGAACCTTGGCCTCAACCTGCCATGACGCGCAAATCTCTGGTGCCCCTCGGCTCTCAATGATCTTGCGGTTGATGAACTCTGTGCGCCACACGACAAACGGGTATTCGCCGTGACCGTATTCCATCAGCTCAAACTTGCCCCACCCATTTTCGACCTGCGGACAAAACACCGTACACCACACGCCAGGCACCCCGTCGTCATCAACCGCCTTCTGGTATGCGTAAACGATCTCAATCAGGTTCTGCTTGTTCTGCAACGCGTTGACCGCAAGCCCTGGCAACTGGTTCGGCTGCACCCAGTTTGAAAACTTCCCTGCCTGTTGAATTGCAAGCTGCGCCCACTCCTCGTCCCATTCGTCCGTTTCGACCTTTTGAAGCAGTTCAATCTCGGTCATGTAGCACCGGCGGAACACCACGCGAGCGCTCTGAATGTGCGTCGTTTCAGGCGGAAAGACCAATTCATCCATAGGGCACAACGCCGCTATAACGGGTTGATTCTTGACCACTGTAGGCACTGGAAACTCACACTCACCATCCTCTCGCAATTCGCGCACGGCTTTCTTGGCCCTGCTCTTTTTGAGGTGTGGAAACGCCGACAACAACAACTCCGCAACTTGATCCTCGGCCTCTGGATTAACTATCAACGCAGGAAGCTCGCTTGTGATTGTCCCAGGCTGCGCCTCGGTCGCCATGGCTACAATCTGATCCATCGAAAGTTCCTGCTCCTTCTGCCCTAGCTCCTGGTTCCAGCTTATATGCGCCCCGGCCCATCCATACGTCCAGATATACTGCGCCAGCAACTCACTCTCACGGGTCAACTCGTTGAACAATTGCGTGTTCATGGTCCAATCCATGAGCATATTTGCTTGTGCCGCAGCCGATAGATCATCCGCCGCAACCGCGCTAACCTTCAACATTGACCTCCAAAAAGCCGTCGTTGTCAGATCCACGATGCTGTTGACCACCTCGTCAGCCATCGGGATTCTGCAATCCGCAGCGCCGTCCCACGGGAATGCTTGCTTGCCTATGTTGGCAGTATATTTGCGTGCGTCGTCGCTCTGCCCAGCCCATCGGCAGTATCTAACTTGGTCGGCTTTCTCGCTCCTCGTGCTCCCAGCGTAGTCCACCGCTGACAACCGCAATTCCGCTATCAGATCCCCGATTTGCGGCTCTCTACCCACCACCGCCATCTTGTCTCCGGTGGTAGTGTCTCCAGTCTGTAGCGCAACCCTAGGATCTATCATGCCTCAACATATAGTCAGGCAATTCTAGTAAATCAATACGAACCTCCGCCAACCGTTTGCATACCGTTGGGCCCCACGTGCTCTAGCCTTGACGTTAGCAGCATCCCCAAGCAGTCAATCGGATCTTTGCTCGCACCCTTCTGACCGTCGCTTCCAACGTGCTCACTCAAAGCCATAATCAAGTTCTGGCAGTCGTCCACGATATATAGCTTTGGCTCGTTGATAGGCGTCAATGGCTTGCTTCCGTCAAAGCTCAACGCCGAGTTGATCGCCGCCATCCGCTGATCCACTGGCACGCCTGGCGCAGGAACAAAGCTCATTCCAGCATCGCCAAACCCATCTTCCGCCAACATATCAATCAACGTAGTCCCGCCCTGCTCGCTCAATGCGGGAGTTCCACCCGCTTTTGGATCAATCAGCCGCATCATCGGTTCGCCGCGGCCGATATCTTCCTCCATCGTTCGAAACAGTTCCCTATACTCATACGTGCCGCGCCCAGCTCCAACCGTTTGAGCCGGTCCCACCTTTCCATCAGCCTTGTCACTCGGCAAAAACCATTCCCCATATCCATACAAATCAGGGAATTCGCGCACGACAACCATCTTCCCGTCTGCATACACCAAGGCCCACAGACAAAACCAATTCCGCGCGCCAGCTGGATCTGTCACCATATACAACGTGCCACCTTTAGGAATCGCTTCCCGCTTGATGACATGCACGTCAGCCCGAAACCGCGCAAACGCCTTGCCTATCGAGTCCGTCGCCCAGCCATACGCTCTCACGAGAATCTGACCAACCGGCGCTTCCTTCAGCTTCGACTTGATCTCGTCATACGGCGAATAAGGGTTGTCACTCGTAAAGAAGAACACCATGACGCGGCTTTTGCTCATGCACTCCACAACCCTTGGAGCCTTCCCTGTAGGCCATCCAACAAGCCCAGCCTTACCACTCAGCAGCTCTGCGTCATCCCACCGCACCACCCGCCCACCCGCGCTAAACTCCTTGTAAACGCTCGCAACGCCCTCCAAAGGCGTCTGCGTCACAATCAGCTTCCCTCTCCTCGTCACCAACCTGAACCGCAACGTGTCCACCCACAACTGCGGGACCAACTCGTCACACCAAACCAAATCCGCCTCCCGACCTTCGATAGAGTGCTCGTTCTGCGTGTAGTTCAGAAAATCGCACCGGCTCCCGTTCGGCAAAATGAAACTCCCATCCGTAAACCCGTTCTTCCTGCTATAGTTCAGATAGTGGATCTTCCCCTTCTTCGTTCCCTTCAGCTCCACCGGAAGATACATGTAGATCGCAGGCTGTTGCACCGTGATGCTCGTCGCGCTGCTCGTATGGCAACACAGCACGTTCTTATTCTCCCCACTCAACAACGCCTCAACCACCTTCCGCGCCGCCCACAGCGTCTTACCTGCCCTGTTTCCTCCACTCAGCAACATCTCACTACACCCCGCATAGCGCTCGTCCGCTATCCCCCAATGCGGAGGCTGATACCCATACCGCCACGGGTCGGCCTTCTCCAGCACCACCAGCTTAGCCCTGTCCTCCTTCAACTGCCTAGCATCCGCCCAATCCGCCCCAATCTTCTCCAAAAAAGGGTGATCAGGCTGCGAGTTCCACCACCACGTCCCACACGCCTCATCACAAAACAGCTTCCGCTTGCCCGTGGTCCTCCCCAGCTTGTCAGGCTCGATCTCACGGTCGCAACTCATGCACCGCGTTACCAGCCCAGCTATCTTACCCGCATCAACGTCGTTCCCCATCCTTCTCAGCCTCCTTCTTCACACTCCTCCACGGCTCCCCACCCCTCGCCGCCAGCACATGCGCCCAACTCAAGCTCACCCCCAACTCCATCGCAATACGCTTATACGGCCATCCACACTCGCGATACCACCGCGCAAGTCGCACCATGCTCCTCCGCTTGCTCAAAACGTCCACCTCATGCCTCACCCCCATTCTCAGCATCCGCCACACGCCTAGCAGGCCGTCCGCGCTTGCGTTTAATGGGCTCAGGTTCACTCGATTTCCATGTCCCAGTTGACGACAATTCAACAGGCCCGTCATGCGCTACAACTATCGTCTCGACTATTGGGTCAGTGTTGGCGTGATAAACAACCGACTGCGGCTCAACCGCTGGCGATGCTTCTTGGATGCTACAAGCATTCCGCAAGCATACTTCAAGCATATCCACCAACCCGCCACTCTCCCGCATCAGCCTTTCCAGCCTCAACCTCGCAGGCACCTCCCGCAAATGCGCTAACTCCGCTCTCACCTCGTCGATCGTCATCATTTCATCCTCCTCAGCTTGCTCTCAATTCTCGCAGATGCTTTCAAGACTCTGACCATCGCTCTCACGCAAAAGCTCATCGAGTCCAGCATCCACACCGTCATTAACTCCATCGTGTTCCAGTATAGCTTCGTCATGTGCTTAAAGTGTTTGTGAAGTTTTTTCCTGTGGGGATACGCGTCAACCTTTTACACCAACCCAAAGTCTCAACCCCCTCCCCCCCCATGGCCGTCATCGTCTACTTGGTTGGTCGTTGTTCCTGGCCGCCATCAAACTGCGTGCTCAAACGTATCCAAAACGTGCGGATTAAATATAACCAGTATTGTGCAACACGTTTTAAGGCCTGAAATCGGTCGCAGTAGAGGCCTCGCGTGCTTGCTTCATGCGGTCGTGGAGCTGGTTGTGGTTGACCGTGTGATGCTGAACAACGGCTAAAGAGGTCGGGTTGCCGGTCAAAAGGGAAAGTTTATCGGTAAGAATCGCTACCGATACGGGTATCCTATGATCTTCCATAGCATCCATATCCGTCATTGCCATACGTCTAGATCCCTTCCAGACAGCGATCTCCATGAACTTGATGACATCCTGCTTCCATTCCTCTTGGGTTTCGGGGTAACACTCTGGAACCTCGATACCCTTGAATCGAGCGCGAACGGTTAGACGGTTGACACCTGAAGCTTCCCCGATCTCGCGTTGCGACATGCCCATAAGCTCACCTGTCGTCATAGCTACAGCCTCATCCATAGTCATCTTGGAGTTATGGTGAGGGGCTGGAATGAGCACCGTTTTTTGGGGCTCTGCTGGCTCTGTGGCGGCTTTGGATTTGCGCTTAGGCATTTGACACCAGCGGCGTTGTCGGCAGCTTATAAGCGAAGTTAGAGATGTGCCCTAGGATCGGCTTAGACCAAGCGTATGGCTCATGTCCGCAGGCCTTGAGGCGGACGGATGCTGCGTAGTCCTCTGAGAGATACTCAAATTGCCCGTTGGCTGCGGTGTCGAGTGGGAAGGGCTGGAACAGGGACGGAAAGGATGGGGCGAAAGCGTTGGAAGATACATCTCGGCATTGGTAGATACGCAATGGAACGGGTGAGGACGGATCTAGGAGTGTGGGCACGGTATCCTCAAGACAATGCCTGGGTATGGCTAGGAAGCCTGTGGTGAAGGCGTTGATTTCGGTTAGAGCGTCTGTGCCTGCTGGTGGTAACGGGTGGTCTGGTAGCGTTCGAATGGCGGGCTGAGGAGGGAGCGCTCGCTTGGAGTAGGGCACGCAAATGGGCTTGCGTTTGGAATGGGCTAGGTCTGCGAGGGCAAACAGGTCGGTTGGGTCATAGTGGATGTCGTGGTCTAGGAGCACCCAAACGTCGAGTTTGGAGAGCAGAAACTTAGCGAGTTCGCGGGAGCGGGATCGGCAGATGAGAGCATCTTCGCGAATGGTGGAGAACTGGACTGGACGTTGACCGCGCATGATGTGGGCAACGGTGTCCATGAGTGGCTGAAGCATGTCGGCTTTGATGTCGCCGTATGCGAACAGGCTGACCATTACGGAAGGGGTGGAAGCTTTGGTGGTTGGTTGGGTCATGGATTTGTTTTTGGTCTAGTAGTACTGTACTGCAATGTACTGTACGTACAAGTACACTACTCAGTATTTAATAATGTATCCAACTTCGCTTTACTCATGGGGTATTGTTAAAGGGGGTTTTGGTTTGGAAGTCAAGCTTGGAGATTCCTTTGGCTAGGTCAATCATTTGAAAATCATCATCCAAGCCGGTGCGGTTGGGTGCAGCGCTCGAAAGACTCGATACTTAGCGTAAACCAAGCCCGTAATGAATAGCGCCACGACTGCTACAATTGCCGCTAGTTTCAAGTAATCTTTCATTCTCCGTCCTCCGTTCTGCATGCCATACACAGCCATTGTTTACCGTTCCATTCGATCCAGCTCATGGGATATTCATTCCCGCACAGGTCGCAGGTTTCCAGGACGCCGACCCATTGAAGACCGTCGCTCACTGAGCCGCCCACTTCCCGCGCAGCCTTAAAAACGACTTGCATTGCTGGAGTGGGGTTGCGTTTAGCGTTTTCCATAGGTTCCACATTAACGCCACTGGCCCACCTGGGTTCACGACAGCAAGCAGATGCTGCGTGAATAGGCGCTGCTCCTCAGGCTTTAACGCATTCCGCATCAGCGCGACGGCGTTGTGGTCCTCGCAGAAGTCCAGGTTGCATACAGCCCAGCAATGATCTTCGGAAATGCCACCGTGTGAAGCCCTGCCGACGATGTTGTCTTTAGTGTCAACGAGTGACCATAAATCGGATCGTCGATGCCTGTAAGGCTTCCAGCCCAGCTCGATGGCGATCAGCCGGTTGATTTGGTCGTTGGTCATTTCGATTTCTCCCATTCGCACCATTGTTTGTTCTTGCACGTGACGCAAAATTGCAGCGTGAACGATTTCCCACGGTTCCTCATGTAGATTCCACCGCCTAATTCTTGGACGGTGTTGCATTTTTGGCAGCGCACTTTGATCATTTCTTCTCCCTCCTCTCACATCTGCACCCATCGCAAACTTTGCGCAGGATTGAGAACGTGCATGTTTCGTTTTGAATACCTTCCCGTTCGATCCAGGCCTCAAGCTCTTGGATGCGTTTATGCAGTTCCGCTCGTTGCTCGCACAAAGTCAGAACACGCCCATTCAACGCTTCGGTTTGCCAATGCCTGATTGCCAAAGCGCAGTTCGCGATTTTGAGATGTTTCTTGCGCTCTCGGAGTTTTATGTTGAGTCGGATGTTTTCAGTATCAACCTCCTTGAACCGACTCTCGGCGGCTTTGGCCCACGCAACGGCATCGTCTCGATCCTTGGCGACATCGATCATGCGCAGCCTGTGGACCGTCCACTGAGCATTTGCTCGCGCTTCAATCCTATCCCACATTAAACGACGCCAGATGCGTTTTAGGAGGTTCATCCCTCCACCTCCAATTTCTCCACCTCGCGCTCCTCGACGGTCTCGGTATAGGCCGGGTGCCATTCTGTTTCGTTGGGCCATCGCCAGCGAGTTACAGTGCAAGCCTCTCCAACCCAACCATTCTCAAGAACTAGATTCATTACCTCGGACCTGCTGACAAGAAAATCAAGACAGCACCCATGTATTCTAACCTCCATCCCCCTCTTGTAATGCTCGATCGGTAACGGCGTGCGCTTGGGAGTTTTCTCGATGCGGACGGCGCGGTAATCCCACACCTCCCATTTCCAGCATGGGTCGGATGTAGGAACCCAAGGGTTATCCACGTTTCGGAGCCTGCTCTCAATCCTCCATCCCGGCTCCCCGTGCTTCAGCATTATCTGCGCCCGTGCGTGTGATTGTTGTGGGGTCATGTTAATTTGCCCTCCATTGCAGCTTTTAAAACCGCTTCCCTATAACTGTCCCGTTCGTTCAATAAAGTTCCCGCAAGCCTCCACAGCATTTCCTCCGTCGTGTGTTCGGATAACGCGCACTCCTGCATGACGCGATTGCACGTTGGGCAATTGTGATACGCTTTCTTTGCCCATTCAGGCATTGTGGAATACCAGATTCGCAGGGTGGCGCTGGCTTGTTGTGATGTTGGTGAGGTCATGGTGTGTTAGTGGTTGGTTTGCAAATCATCGCATCGGATAACCTGACGATTTGTATTTCGGCAGCGGTAAATATCCTTCTCCACGGCAGTTCTCGCACGGCCTCTTGTGCTCTGGGGATTGGCCCATCGAAACTCCAGCGCCGTGGCATATAGCACACTGGAACAAACCGTCAGCTCTGACGATTGGAAGGCTTGGTTTGCGTTCGGTTGTCACAAAATCATCCCCACCGCTCACCGCTGGCATCCGCCAGTTGAGTCGAAACGCCTCCCGTGTTTACATCATCGGGGACTCTGGGAGCGGTGGGGAAAGTGGTCATTGCTCAAACTCGATGTCACTGGACGTTATGTAGGCCACATACAAAAACCACCCCCATCCATCGCGCTGATTCCACGCAAGCCAGCCTCCGATAATTGCACACGCAAAACTTGTGAGGTTGGAGATCAAAGCGAATGCGACAATTTTCACGACTGCCTCCTCGCCAACGCCTCTTTCGCCGCGCTCAGAATCGAAGCATTTTTTGCGCTCGGATTGGCGTCGTATGCGATTTGAGCCGCCGCAAGGTCGATCCGGTAGCCTGAAAGGGTTCCGTGGTTTGGGGTTGTTCCCCGCCTCCTCGCGTCGTCCAGTATCGCATCCAGTGATCTTATGATTGTGTTGAGCTGCGCGATGCGATTATTGTCCCCGACAATCATGCCCCACACATTGCTCCGAAGACTTTGGATGCGGTTGATGGTGTCGGGATCGGAAATCGGATGTTCATCGACCTTCCGCGTCGCCTCCTCGGCGGCGGCGATTAGGGCGTCGGCTAACTGTATGGATGTCCTGACAAGGTCTCCTTCCGAGTCGCGGTTACCAGAATCGGCCATCATTCCCGCCAATACGCGGGAGGCGATTTCAAGACGTGTATTCATAATTTCAAAAGTGTTCCCCCCTCGCCGAAGGCGCTG